CTCAAATCTATGATGGTACGCGAGTAATCCGCACTATCGGCGAGGACGAGAGTATGAAGTTCCAGCGGGTCAACGATCCGATGAACCCAGACTCGATTGATCTCTCTGTCGGTATGTTCGATGTGGCGCTTAGCACTGGTACGAGCTACACTACGAGACGTGTCGAGGCTGCTCAGGCTATGATGGACGCTGTCCAAGTCTGGCCGAACCTCATGGCCGTTGCAGGCGATCTTGTCGCGAAAGCCCAAGATTGGCCCGGAGCCGAGAAATTGGCTGAACGGCTTAAGAAAACCATTCCTCCGCAGTTCCTTGAAGAAGGCGATGAAGGCGGTGGCGGCATTGATCCTCAGATGCTCCAGCAAATGCAGATGGAAATGCAGGCGTTGGCAGAGGAGAACAAGGCCCTCAAAACCGACAAGACCCTTGAGTTCAAGAAACTCGAAGTTGACGTATATAACGCTGAAACTCAGCGCATTCGTGCCCTTTCCGATCATGAGGTTGACGCCAATGAGATGGAGATGGGTGCGATCCAACAGATTATCGATGGCTCTAAGACCCTAGACGAGCATGATATCCGTCGTGATGAAAACGAACGGAAGCATGAACTAGGTATCGAACAGCTAAAGGTAAAACAATCGACCCCCGCAGTGAAAAGCACTTCCAGCTCCGGGACTAAGTCGCAACCTAGGAAGGCAAACGGTTAAAGGACCGATCAAACCTTAATATGAGTAATGAACAAACCCCCGTCGAACAAGAAGACGATCTCGACGCCTTTAGTGCTGAGTTCTTTGGCCAGAACAAAGCCCCGAAAGAGCAGGCCAGCTCTGAGGAAAAGGACGAGAAAGACGAACTTGATCCCGACGCAACTGAAGAAAAAGATACTCATCTCGGGGAAGACGATACCCCCGCAACTGATGAGGACGAACCCGAAGAGGACGAGGAGGAGGTTGAAGAGCCTGCCCCGAAACCCAAGAAGAGTCGTGCTCAGGAACGTATCGAAGAGCTGAATGCCAAGTACCGCGAAACCGAGCGCAAGCTCGCTGAGGTTATGGCTAAGCTCGAACAGAACGAAAAGCCTACACCCGAGCCCGTAAAGGCGAAGGCAGACTCAGGCCCAACTCCCGACGATAAGAATGAAGACGGAACCGACAAGTATGAACTTGGCGAGTTCGATCCTCAGTACATTCGCGATCTGACAAAGCACACGTTTCAGGAAATGGCACGTGAAGCCGAGAAAGAGCAGGCTCAAAAGGCCGAGCAGACGGAGATGGAGAAACAGCGGATTGCTTTGCAATCTGACTGGGAACAAAAACTAGGTCCCGCACAGGAGCGTTATCCTGATTTTGTCGAAAAAGGACAGGAACTACTGTCTCAGTTCGATGATCTTGACCAAGGCTATGCCGAGTATCTGACTACGACTTTGATGAGTCTCGAAAATGGGCATGACGTCCTGTACTACCTTGCCAGTAACCCTGACGAGGCCGTGAAGATTGTGAACTCTGGTGCCGCTAAGGCTACCATTGCTTTCGGTCGACTCGATGCCAAGTTTGTTACTGACGAGGAAGAAACGAAAGTTCGTCCTACCAAGGTTTCTAAAGCCCCTACTCCCCCTATTCATATGAACAAGGGTTCTTCGGTAGCCAAAGCTTCAGTGGCCCCAGATACGGACGATCTGGACGCCTTCGCTAGCGAGTTTTTCGCAACTAAAAAGCGGAGGGGCTAACTCATATGAAGGAATAGTTAATGACTGTAACTGTTGATCAAGCAAAGCTTGTTCTTAATTCGTTTGCTGCGATTTTCCAGAACAACCTTCTGTCCAAGGACCTTGTCACTTGGCGGAAGTTCAATAACGAGATGAATGACCGCAACGCGCTGACCGTTGTTGAGCAGGTTACTCCTCGCTACGTCGTGACCCAGACCACCTCCGGTGTTCAGGACTTGTCCGGCGGCGTGCAGGATACCGTGTTCGGCTCCGAGCAGTACAAGGTCGATCAGGTGTTTGGTGCGTCGATGGGTTGGGGCGACTTCGTCAAAATCCGCGATCTCGGTGATGCCCGCGAGTCGGAAGCCATCAAGGCTGCTGCTCTCAACCTCGCCGAAGAGATTGACCAGTACATCATGGGTCGCATCCGCGGCTTCTCGTACAACTGGACTGGCACTGCAGGCAACAACGTCGCGACCTTTAACGATGTCGTGGCTGGCTATACTCGCCTGAAGGAAGAGGGTGTTGACGACTCGGATATCCGTGCTGTCCTCACTTATGCCGACAAGCAGGCTCTCGGTGACTGGGTTGTGAACAACAACGACTCGGCTCTCTCGGGCGCAGACGGCATCTATCGTCAGGGCTTCACTGGCTCGGTCGGTGGCATCCCCACGATGTTCACTCAGCAGCTCCAGAACCACACCAATGGTAACGATGTTACCGGCGTGACGGTCGACGGTGCGGCTCAGCAGGTCAACTACGCGTCTGTCGCTGTCTCCGGTGGTCCGGGCCAGTTCAAGACGCAGACGATCAACCTGACTGGCTTCACTGCCAACACTGGTACTCTGGCTGCCGGTTCTGTCTTCACGATTGCGAACGTCAATGCTTGGGATAATCGTGCGGGCCAGTCCCTCGGTCGTCTCCAGCAGTTCGTCGTTGTGACGGGCGGTACGGCTGACGCCAACGGTGATATAAACGCTCGGATTTATCCGGCGATCATCGTGCAGGGTTCGAGCAACGTCAATACGGCTCACGCCACTGTTGATGCGGCTCCGGCTGATACTGCGGCTCTCGTCTTCGTCGGCGCAGCTAGCACGGCCTACAAGCCTCGCCTGATGCTCCAGAAGTCGGCTGTCGTGGTGAACACGGCTGACCTGATCATGCCTGCGACTGGTAAGGCTATCCGTAAGTCTCTGACTGCGGTGCCGCTCTCTGTTCGCATGTGGCAGGACTCGATCTTCGCTACCGGCGAGCATCGTATCCGGTTTGACGTCGCTCTGTCGGCTGACATCTCGGGTGCGGGCCGTGAGCGGATCGTTCGCCTGAACGGCGCGTAAGACTAACATGGTAGGGGCCCCTGTTCGTTCGGACAAGCCCCTACCTTCGTTTTCAGAAGGATTAAAGAATGAGCACTGTTAAAGAGCGGTATGCCCCTGTGGTCATCGCTGCAAACGGCACGGCTACAGTTAATAGTGAACAGGTCGGCGGATTTCTCGCTCTTACTTCTGGCACTATTACGATTACGCGTAATAACGAAGACGGGACGACTACGGTTATTGTCAATGCGGTACCTGTGACTGCGGGCATCTGGACACCTATTCCGTTCCTCGTTGGTTTTCACGGAGCGACTTGCACATTGGCAGGTGGCGCTTCCGGCACTCTGGGAGTTTAATTAATGCCTGTTGCAGTTCAAAGGTTCGGGGAGGCCCCTCCTCGTTATATTGTCGGGAATTGGTATCTGCCTTTTTCTCGAGGGGTTCTCACTGGTGGTGCAGCCGCAGGTATTAACAGTATTCGTCTAACCCCTTTCCGTATTGAAGAGGCTATCACGATCTCTGATCTAGCCTGTCGTGTTTCGACGCTATTCAGTGGCGGCTTTTGCCAGCTCGCTATTTACGCTGTACGTCCCGCCTCGAACCTTCCGGGTAAGTGTCTTGGCTTTACGGGTAGCATTTCGACGACTCTAGCAACTACGGTTTCGGGAGATATCCTAGGTGCCAATATTCGTCTGCAGCCCGGTCTTTACTGGTTTGCTGTCAACTCGGACAACGCCACCGTTGCTTACACGATGTACGGAACTACGTCGTGTAACATGGGCAGCCTGATTGGTTCGGCAACCGTAACCGACGTGCTTGAGGCGGCGGGTTCGACCTCTCGCCCGGCAGTGGCTATTGCCCAGACTTTCGGCACTTGGCCTGACTTGACTAATTCGACTCTGACCCCTCAGAGCAACCATGCAGTCGGAGCCTTTAAGGTCGCCGCTACCGGATAAGGTTATACCATGATCCCAACTTACGTCAACAACCAAATGCGAGGCGTATCTGTCGCTGGTCAAGACATCGTGCTACTGGCTGCAGGCCAATCAAACGAGATAGGTTGGGGGACAGGTCCAACAAACGGTATCAGCTACACTCTCGATCTTCAAGACACTCGGCTCCAAGAGTATATCAAGCTTGGTCCGGAACTCATAGCTAATAACGACTTCACAGATGCCGGAATGCCAGGGTGGACGTTTACCTCTGGCGCTTCGGGTGCTGTCGTGAACGGACAAATGAAAGTCACGAAGGTTGGAGCAGGCTCTAACATCGCGAACTACACGATCTCTGGCCTGACCGCCGGACACACGTATGAAATCTGGATGAAGGTTTCGACTTCGGGAATCGTAGGAACGACTCAGTTCTCTATTACGACTACCGGCGTTGAAGGTTCTGTCCGTTCTTTGGCAGGTGGTTGCACTGACCGATACCTGAAGAAGCGAATAACGGCAGCCGGGGCGACCCAGCTTCTCCAGCTTCTCTGGTCTACGGCTACCGAAGCCAACGGATCATACTTCACGATTGATGACATTCACTGTGCAGAGTGGGATACCGCAGGTGGTATCGATACTCGCATTGCTATCGAGCCGCTGTACTGGCCTAACTACGCAGACCTTGGTGCGTACGGCACCTCTCCTGCCTTCCACATGGCGACTGAGTTACTTCGGCAGGGTGCTAACTCTGTAAAGATTATCCCTACTGCGTGGGGCGGTACTCAGCTTTACGGTAGTGTTTGGGAGGCTCCTGCTGGTGCGCGCTATACGTATGCACTGGATAAGTTGACTACGGCTGTCGCTGCCTACCCGGCTTCTACTGTTATTCTTTCGTGGATACAAGGTGAGGCTGACGGCATTGCGGGAGTATCTGGAGCGAACTATAAACAAGCCTTTAAGGATATGGTAGCAGGGTTTAGGGCTGTCGCCCCGACAATGAAAGTTGTTATGGGTTCGATGGTTCCTGAGTATATCGATGCCAACGCTGGGGTAGGTGTTATTGACACGGCCCATAAGGCGCTACCGGCTGAGATGACTGCAACCCAGTTCGCTTCGATGATCTACGGCTACCAGATCGGAGGCGATCCAGCCCACTATACTGCGCCGGGTGATCGCATCATTGGTAAGCGTATGGGCCAGACGTACGGCGG